CCTCAAGGGTTTCAGCGAGCCGAACGGTGACGGCGAGACCGAGGACCTGCGCATGTACCCGGTGGCGAACATCGCCGTCGAGTACCCGACCGAGTTCCAGGTCAACCGAGGCATGGACGAGGAGGCCATCGACGGCATCCTCCAGCACGCGATCGACGAGACCCGCCTGGAGGGCAACTCGCTGACCGCCGCCAACGGCTGGTGCGCCCCGTCGGAGACCCTCTACGACCTGTGTGGCGGTGAGGTGGTCGACGGCATCCTCTCGGTGCCCGAGGTCCAGGTGAACCGTGGTGGCTTCAAGCACACCACCGGCATCGACTTCGCCACCATCTTCGCCGGTGTCGGCTTCCTCCAGACGGAGGCCCAGGCGATCGCCGGAACCACGAAGACCTGCTACGAGGTGCCGTGCCCGACGTTCGTCGACGAGCGCCTGGACGCGATCGGCCTCTGCATCAAGGTCCCGATCCTGCTCGAGGTCGGCTACCCGGAGGTGGTCCAGCGGATCATGTCCGGGTCGATGATCGCCCACCAGTACAAGGTGAACGCGAGTGTCATCACCCGCCTGCTCACCATCGCCGGTGCCGCGCTCGACCCGACCCCGGACTTCGCGTCCCTGACCGGCGAGCTGCTCAACACCCTCGACATCCAGGCCGAGATCATCCGGCAGAAGTACCGCCTCGGCGCCACCGCGACCCTGGAGGTCGTGCTGCCGGTGTGGGCCAAGTCGGTGGTCCGCAACGAGCTGGGTCTCCGCAACGGCCGTCCGCCCGAGGCCGTGTCCGACGCCGAGATCATGGCCCACTTCACGGTGCGCCACTTCAACGTCCAGTTCATCTACGGATGGCAGGAGCTGGCCGGGACCGAGCTGACCTGGCCCGCCACCCTGGAGGCGCTGATCTACCCGGCGGGCACGATCGTCAAGGGCGTCTCGAACGTCATCAACCTGTCGGCCGTCTACGACGCCGCCTCGCTGGCCACCAACATCTACACCGGCCTGTTCTTCGAGCAGGGCCTGCTGCTGGCCAAGATGTGCTACGAGGTCCGTCGAGTCACCATCCCGGTCACCGCCGCGTTCACCGGCAAGACCGGCGCCGCCAGCCTGTGAGCCTGACCCTGGGAGCCGGTGACGCCACGGCCTGCTCCCAGGGCACTCTCACCGAAGGAGGTGGCAGATGACGACCAGCAGCCTGGAGGTCGCACCGGGACTGTTCACGTCCCCGGAGCCGGCACCCGTCAAGGGCACGCTGCTCGACGTCGCCTCGACGATCGAGGGACGGTTCTCCAGCCAGGACACCACTGGCATGTTCCCGTCCTACAACTGCATGAGCGTCGACACGCTGGCGGTGCTCCCCTGCCCGCCGAACTTCCTCGGCGCTCCCACCCAGACCGCACCCGCCACCGCCACCACCGGCGGCACCCTGGCTGCGGGCACCTACCGCGCCAAGATCACCGCGATCAACACCCGTGGCGAGACGGTCGCGTCCGGCGAGCAGTCCCAGGTCACCACCGGCTCCACGTCGACGGTGACCTGGAACTGGAACGCGGTCGCCGGGGCCACCGGCTACAAGGTGTACGTCACCAACGGCGCATCGAACTCCGAGACCTTCCTGGTCCAGGTGGGTGCCGTCACCACGTACGTGTGGACCGGCACCCCGGCGTTCAGCGCGGGCAACGTCGCACCGCCCACCAGCAACACCGCCACCGTCCCGGTGATCAAGTCGTTCAACGACGGGCCGGTCTGGCAGGACGCGATCAAGTTCGCCGTCTACGCCGGGGTCACCTGCAAGATGGTGGGCTTCGACGCTGAGGACGCCTTCCGCCAGATGCAGCGGGCGTTCACCGCCACCGAGTCCGTCGGGGTCGCCCGGGCGCTGATGATCCAGCGGTTCGTGGTCTCCGCCGGTCACTGGGCCGCGCCGACCGACATCACCCCGATCGCCGGCGCGGTCGACCCGGGCGTGGGCCTGGCTCTCCTGGAGGGCCACGCCATGAACAACTACGCCGGGCAGCCGACCATCCACATGGGCCGGACCATCGGCTCCCTGGTGACCCGCAACGGCCAGGCCGAGATGCAGGGCAACATGCTGGTCTCGAGCCTCGGTTCGAAGATCGCAGCCGACGCCGGGTACGAGTTCCCGAACCAGGGTCCCACCGGCGCGGCACCGGCCGCAGGCGAGCAGTGGATCTACGCTTCCGGTGAGGTCACGGTCGCCCCCAGCGAGATCATCCACAAGGGTGGTATGGACCTGGTGGAGACCACGGACTCGAACCGCTTCCGCGCCCTGCTGGAGCGGGCCTACATCGCAACAGTGGACTGCTACGCAGCAGCCGTGAGAGTGAAGGTGCAGTGATGGCTGACGAGGTTCTGGTCCCCTACGGCGAGAAGCCGTCCGAGACCGCGACGCTCCTGCTGGGTGCCGCCGACGAGCTGGACCTGGAGCCCTTCGTGGTTCGCAACCAGCCCGAGGACGGCGGGTTCCGGGTTCCCGAGGAGGTCGCCAAGAAGGCGAAGCTCAAGGGTGCGGACTCCGACGACGCCGAGGCTGTCGCCGAGCAGGCACAGAAGCAGGCCGAGGCCGACCAGGCTGCGGCCGACAAGGCCCGCGAGGAGCAGGCGAAGGCCACCCAGTCGCCCCAGTCCGACGACAAGCCCAAGACGACCCGCAAGCGCGCCGCCAAGAAGTCGACCAAGTAGGAGCAAGCCATGACCGTTTACTCACTCGTCCGCGGCCGGGTCATGCGCGTGACCAGGCTCGACGGCTGCGGCAACAAGGTGCTCGGCCCGAAGAACTCCGTCACCTCCGACGGGTTCACGACCGCTGCTCTCGCGGCGAACACCGACGAGGGTGAGACGATCGACGTCACCAACGCCGCCGGGAAGCAGTGCATCCTCGACGAGCCTGCACCGCGCCCGACCGGGTTCACGGTCACCCTCACCTTCTGCCAGGTCGACCCGGAGCTCTACACCCTGGTCACCGGGCAGCCGGTCGTGTACGCCGCCGACGGCACCACACCGGTCGGCGTCGACGTGAACTCCGACGTCGACCTGTCCACGTCGGGCTTCGCGCTCGAGCTGTGGTCCTCGGTCCCGTCCAACGCCTGCGTCGGCGGGGTCCAGGAGTACGGCTACTTCCTGCTCCCGTTCCTGCGGGGCGGCAGCCTGGGCGACGTCTCCATCGAGAACGCCGCGATCACCTTCACCATCAACAACGCCGTCACCAAGGACGGCAACAACTGGGGGGTCGGCCCGTACAACGTGGTCAAGAACGTCTCGGGCGTCGACTCCCCGCTCAACGTGGCCCTCTCCACCAAGAACCACCTGCACCTGGAGAAGACCGCGACGGCGCCGCCTGCCGCTGCTGGTGCCGCCCAGCTCGGTGTGCCCGCGACCACTGCGGTGGCTGGCATCCCGGCGACCTTCACCCCGACCAACTCCTACGCCCCGCTGAACCTGGCGGGTGCGATCGCGCTGCCGCTGGTGGCCTCTCCGGCGACCAACTGGACCACCGGCCAGTACGCGCTGATGCGAGACGGGTCGAAGATCAACTGGAACGGCACCACCTGGGTGGCAGGCGTCCACGCCTGATCCCTGGGGGGCCAGGGTGTGGCCTCGACCCTCCTACGTCCTTCCGAGGGTCGAGGCCACCGGCATGAGAAGGTGAGCCCATGACGGTGACCATCCCGGAGCCCGACGGCTGCCCCTGGCCGGTCGACCCGGCCTGTCTCGGTGACGAGTGGGACGCCAACTTCGACGAGCCCACCCAGACTCGGGCGGTGGCGCTGGCCTCGAACACGCTGCGCCGTCTCACCGCCTATCGGGTGGGCGGGTGCGCGGTGAAGATCCGCCCCTGCTCCACCGTCTGCAACTCCTTCATCTCGACGGCGATCACCGGCCAGTTCCCGGGCTTCGTGCCGCTGAACTGGAACGGGGCCTGGACCAACTGCGCCTGCCCCGGCCCGTGCGGCCACGGCGACCCGGCGAAGGCGCTCAAGATCCCGCCGCCCGTCTACGGCGTCGACACCGTCCACCTCAACGGCACCCTGCTGGTCGAGGGCACCGACTGGCGCTACGAGAAGGGCTGGCTGTACGCCCTCGGCTCGACCAAGTGGCCGCTCACCCAGGACCTGTCGCAGCCCTCCACCGCAGCCGGGACCTTCGAGGTGGCCTACTTCGACTCGGCCCGCCCGGACGGCCTCGCCGCCTACGCGGCCGGGAAGCTGGCGTTCCAGTACGCCAACGCCTGCGCGGGGAAGAAGTGCGACCTTCCCGCCACCGTCACCGCCGTCGTACGCCAGGGCGTCTCCTACACCCTGGCCGCCGGGTCGTTCCCGAACGGAGAGACAGGGATCAGGGAGGTCGACGCCTTCATCGCGCTGTGGAACCCCAAGCACCGGATGCAGCGCACCACCGTGTGGTCACCGTGACCAACTTCGTGATCCCCGAGACGCCGGTCGGCGCCGTGGTGGAGAAGCTCGCCACCTGCCTGTGCGCGCAGATCCTCGCCGACGGCCTCCCTCCCCCCTGTCAGTGCGGGGTGATCGCCGGGGCCGGGGTCAGCACCGACGTCGGCCACTGCGACGAGGCCGACGGCCTGGCCTACGTCCGGCTCGTCAACACCTACCCGGCCAGCGAGGTGGGCGTCACCGACCTGACCCCCGGCAACTGCGCCACCGGCACAGGCTTCGACCTGGAGGTCGGGCTGTACCGGTGCTTCCCGCTGGAGGAGGACGGCACCATGCCGGACGCCGAGACCCAGCTCGAGTCCGCCCGTCTCCAGTGGGCCGACGAGCAGGCGATGCGGAAGGCCATCAACTGCTGCGAGTGGCTGAACGCCAAGGACTTCGTGGTCGGCACCTACACGCCGTTCGGCCCCGAGGGCGGGGTGCTGGGCGGGATCATCCCGATCTCCGGGTGGCTGCCGTGATCGTCCTCGAGTTCGAGCGGGTCGTGGTGATCGACGAGGGGCTGTACGTCGGCAACGGCCTGGTCCACCGGTGGATGATCGGCGTCGGCAACCGGCTCTACCAGAACACGGTGCACAACGCGCCCGAGCGCACCGGAGCCCTCAAGGCCGGGATCACCCTGGACTTCGACCAGGACGCCCCCAGCCTGCGGGTGCTGGACGCCGTCGTCTCCTCCACCGCACCGCACACCCCGTACGTGATCCACGGCACCGCAGGAGGCGGAACCGGCTACATCTACCGGCACCCCGGTTTCGAGTCGGCGGTGAAGTCCCGGCTGGTCGGCAACGTCGGCATCGACACCACCGGCATGTGGATGCGGCTGTCGGACTCCCGCAACGGCCTGCACCTGCGGGTCCGGGGCCAGCGGCCGAACAACTTCATGCTCGCGGGCTACAACGCCACGGCCCGCACCCACCGTGCCCTGCACCCGATGTTCCCCGGCTTCGTGTCCTGACACTTTGACCCCGGGTCAAACTCCCGACCCCCCCAACACGCGGATACTCACATCGGCGGTGTTGAATCTCTATGCTCGGATCGAACAGGAAGGACGGACATGGAGTTCGACACAGCAGTAGCCAGAGCCAGGGTCGAGGACGAGGAGGAGGTCGCCTACCCGTTCACGATCGTGGAGCGGGACCCCGACACCGACGCAGTGCTCGACAAGGTCGTGTGCCACGCCTACCACCCCGGCGACGGGCAGGTGATCGTCCTGATCGCCGACACCATGGGACGGCGCTCCTCGACCAGCGACAAGATCGCCGGGATCATCGACTTCTTCACCGACGTGCTCGACGACGAGTCGAAGGAGTACATCGTCCGCCGGCTGATGGACCGGCGCGACCCGTTCGGGTTGGCCGACGTGGAGCCGATCGTCTTCTACCTGGTGGAGGAGTGGGGCGGCCGCCCTACCAAGCAGCCCTCCGACTTTTCGCGCTCGCAGAAAGTCGCTGGGCAGAAGTCGACGCCGCGTACCCGCAAGTCGACCTCGTCAGCCTCCCGGCGGACCGCTTCCTGAACTTCGTCTACGCCTTCTTCGTGAACGGCCTCACCAACGAGAAACGAGAGGAGTTCGACATGGTGCTCAACGCCCCGCTTCCGGGCCAGGACCCCACGTCGGTCTCCGCGTTCACCGAGGAGCAGGAGGCCGACTCCTGGTCGGCTGCCTACGCCCAGTTCGGCGGGTGAGTCGTGCCGCTTCGTGGTGAGTCGATCGGCACCGCCTATGTGCGTGTGCTCGCCGACGCCACCGGTCTCCCCGAGTCGGTGCGCGAAGGGTTCGACGACGCTGACGGCTCGTTCGACGACGCCGGGTCGGCCAGCGCGAAGCGGTACAAGAAGGCGTTCACCGAGGAGGTCGAGAACTTCGACCACGACGAGTTCGGCCGACGCCTCGACGACGCCTTCAACAAGGCGCTGATCAACGACGAGCAGGTCCAGCGCGTGGTCAACGGGCCTGCGTTCAAGAAGCTCGAGCGCAACCTGGTGGCCAGGTTCGGGACGATGGGCCAGCGTGAGGCCGACTCCATGCGGGAGCGGTTCCTGCGGTCCGGCTCCATCGAGGGGCTCGCCAACGACGTCGAGAACATCGTGGCCAGGATCAACCGGAACGTCGACAAGGCCGTGCGGGCCGAGTCCGCTGCCGCCAACAAGGCACGCGAGGACATGCTCAAGTTCGAGCGGGACTTCAAGCGGTCCATGGACGAGGCCGAGCAGGTGTCCCGCCGCGTCAGCCGCGACAACGTCAACAACCTGGAGGCGCTGCGCCGGACCCTGGAGGGGATGCAGCGCCCGGTCACCGAGGTGGCGAGGGCGCTGTTCAACATGCGCACCGAGTCGAAGAAGACCGGGTCGCAGGTCGACAAGGACCGGCACGTCTTCATCCGGATGTCGCAGACCATCGACCACATGGCCGATGGGATCGGGTCCGCCTTCGGCAAGGGCAGCCGGTCGGAGCTGCTGAACTTCTTCGGGTCGTTCATCGCCAACGGTGTCAGGGTGATCGGGATCCTGCCCCGGATCCTCGGCAACCTGGGCGAGTTCACCTCCGGGTTCAAGGCTGCACGGGAGGCCGGGGAGACGGCGTTCGCCTCCCTCAAGGCCGGGTTCACCACGATGGCGAAGGACGCCGAGGGCTCCTCGACGGCGCTGTCGGAGATGGTGTCGTCCGGACTGATCTCGCTGCCTCTGCTGGTGGTCGCCATCGGGGGCATCATCTCGGTGCTCGGCATCGTCTCCGCCCTGGTGTCCGGGATCATCGCTGCGATCATCGCGCTGGCCTCCACCATCTCGTTCGCCCTGGTCGGCGCCATCGCCGCCCTGACCCCGGTGGTGGTGGCGCTCGGTGGCGCGCTGGGTGTGGCGATCCTGGCGTTCAAGACGATGGACAAGCAGACCAGCGTCGCTCTGCTGCACGCGATCAGGCCCTTCAAGAACGAGCTCAAGTCGCTGGGCGACACCGCCCGCGAGGGCTTCATGCAGACCTTCGACGCCGACCTCAAGGACGTGGCAGGCAGCCTGCGTCAGCTCAACCCTCTGGTCGAGGCGTTCGGTGAGGGGCTGGGCACCATCGCCGACCAGATCGCCAGCGGTCTGGAGTCCCCCACCTTCCGCCGGTTCACCAACCAGTTCACCAAGTTCATCCCCGACGCCCTGGAGACGATCGGTCACATCGGCGGCAACCTGACCCGCACCATGCTGGCGATCTTCACCGACTCGATCCCGCTGGCCCGCGAGTTCCTGGGCTGGCTGGACGACATCACTGGCGAGTTCCAGAACTTCATCACCTCGAACCCGAAGAAGGTGCAGGACTTCCTCCGCGACGCGGCCGACTCGGCGAAGGCGATCGGCAACTTCCTGGGTGCCGCGTTCCGGGTGCTCGGCGACCTGCTGTTCAGCACCAGCGGCAAGCAGGCTGGGGACAACATCTTCCAGTCGATGGCCGATAACCTGAACACGTTCGACCGGTTCCTCGACAAGCACCCCGACGCGCTCGGCGAGTTCTTCAAGAACGGCGAGAACGTCGCCAAGGACATCGGTGACGTCGCGGTCGCCATCGGTGACATCGCTGCCGCCCTGGACGACCCGACCACCCGGGCCAACCTCAAGGTGATCCTCGACACCGTTGCCGCACTCGGCAAGATCGCGCCTGCCCTGGAGGCCATCTCCGGGTTCGCCGGGTTCTCCGGTCTGGTCGAGGCGTTCAACAAGGTGAAGACCCCGATCATCGACGTGTGGGGCATCCTCCAGAGCATCGGCGACTTCCTCTCCAAGGACCGCTCGTTCCACATCAACATGCCCGACTTCGGCAGGCTGTTCAGTGGGCTCAGGGGAGCCGTCGGCGGACTGTTCGGCAACTCCCCCGACAACGCCTTCCAGATCAACCCGACCGGCCTGGTCAAGTGGATCCCCAACGTGCTCGACAGGTTCCGTGGCTTCCGCACGGGCGTGAGGGGAATCTTCGACAGCCTGCCCGACGTCATCCAGCGGCCCCTCCGGGCGCTGCCGGGCTTCGCCTCCGGGATCGCCAACCGCATGTTCAACCAGTTCTCCCAGCTCCCCGGCAGGCTCCAGCAGATCGGCGGTTGGGCTGCTGCGGCCAGTTCGTGGGGCCGGTCCCTGTTCAACAACATCAACAACGTCCCGGACCGGATCCGGTCGATCTTCGCCTCACTGCCTGGACGGCTCCAGAGCATTGGCGGCTGGGGCGTTGCGGCCTCGAACTGGGCGGCGGAGATTCTGTCCCGGATCAGCGACGTGCCCCAGCAGATCGTCGATATGTTCGCGGGCCTCGGCGCCCGGATCGCAGCGGCCATCGGAACCGTCGTGGTCCACGTCGTCACCGACGCGCCCGACCCGATCAAGGCCCTGGTCGGACCGCTGGCAACCTTCGGGCACCATGCAGCCGGAGGTGTGTTCGACAAGGCGACGATCGGCGTGTTCGGCGAGGCCGGGAAGGAGGCGCTGGTGCCGCTCGACCGCCCGCTGTCTGAGGTGGACCCGAGTGTGCGGATGCTGTCGGCCATCGCACAAGGTCTCTCGACAGTGGGTGTCACGCCGATGCCGAACAACCGGGGTCGCACCGTCAACGCCGAGTTCACCATCATCACACCCACCGAGGACCCGGCTGCGGTGGCGCACGAAGTCGTCAACCAGCTCGTGGCGACCGGGTACTAGGAGGCAGTCATGGCATGGGACGGATGGTTCTCCTACGCGGGCAACGAGATCATCAACGCCGCCCGCACCGAGTGCTACGCGACGGGCGCGAACCTGGGCTGGTTCATCCCGGTGTTCAAGAACGACTCGCTCGGCCCGGTGCTGGGCGACTCCTACATCTCGCCGCTGGTCGACGAGGCGCCCTGGTCGGACCCCGACTTCCCCGAGTCGTACGGCTTCTACGGCGTGTACCCGCTCGAGGTCACCGGCATCGACGACTCGTCCCGCTCCTCCACGGTGACTGAGTCGATCCGTGACGGCGGCAACCCGGGTCGTCTGCGACACGGCACCAAGACGATGGTGTTCAACACGGTGCTGATCGGCGAGGACGACGCGGCCGTCTCCTACGGGCTGCGCTGGCTCAAGCAGGCGCTTCTGTCGGGACCGTGTGGTGGGGCATCCACGCAGGACTGCTCCGGCGACGACCTGTGCTTCCTGGACTCCGAGCCTCACGTCGACGTGACCGGCGTCCAGGTCACCGTCGTCGATGGGCTGCTGGCCCCGCCGCTGGACATCGACGACGGCACCCCTTCGACCGGCGGCACCGGCCCCGACTACGACGGCGGCATCGCCAACGACGACGGGGTCATCACCACCGACGTGGACGGCGGCACCCCGACCAGTGAGGGCACCTCCACCCCGGGCGTGGTGATCGTCACCGACAACTCCCCCGAGGACTGCCTGCCTCCGCTGCTGCGCTCGTTGCACAAGGTGGTGTTCAACGCCGGACCCACCGTCACTGCCAAGCGCACCACCTCCGACGGGGGCGCGGTGTGGACGGTCACCTTCACCGCTGTCGCCGGTGAGCCCTGGCAGTACGGCGCCGAGGTGGGTGTGATCGAAGGCTTCCTCGACCCTGCGGTCACCGTCCCCTGGGTGGGGGGCGTGGTCCCCGACGGAGGGTTCCTCGACCTGGACGGCTCGATCTTCGACGAGACCGCGTGCGCCGAGCCGGTGTTCTCCCCGATCCAGGACCCGCTGTGCCCGGCCCTGATCCCCCCGCCGCTGCCGCCGTCGGTCCCGCTCGGCTGCTACGACCCGCCGAAGAACTGGCGGCGCCGGCAGATCACCATCCCCAACACCTACATCCCGCTGTGGGGTGAGGTGGTCCCGAAGTTCGCCATCCACGCCAGGGACACCGACGTGCGGAACATGCGGCTCCGCTTCTATGCCGACGTCGACGGAGACGGCGACATCTCCGACGACCCGTGCGCGTTCTGCGGGGACATCGTGGTCTCCTACGTCCCGCAGGGCTCGAGCCTGATCTTCGACACCTCCGAGCGTCAGGTGTACGTGCTCGACGCCAGCCAGCGTCGCCGCCGTGCCGACGCCGTCGTCTTCGCCACCGACGGCACCCCGTTCGAGTGGCCGGTGCTGACCTGCGGGATGGGCTACATCGTCACCCTGGACCTGCCGCAGACCCAGGCTCCTCCGGTCTTCGACCTGTCCCTGTTCAGCCGGGCAGCCTGATGCCGTCACGCACCTTCACCGCCCAGGGCGGGTGGCAGACGTTCGCCGTACCCGACGGCATCGACCGAGTCACCCTCGACCTCAAGGGGGCAGGCTCCGGGACGGCCCACGGTGGCCGGGTTCGGGGACAGCTCAAGGTCAAGAAGACCGACGTGCTGTACCTGCTGGTCGGCGAGGCCGGGAAGGCTGCTTCTGGGCGCAACGGAGGGGCTACGGCGGCCGGAGGGGGCGGGGCCGGGGGTGACGGCTCCACCGGCCGCAACGGCGGCAGAGGCGGCGGCGGAGCGGCTGCGGTCCGGTTGAACTCCAGTGACGGCTCGATCAAGGCGGTCGCCGGTGGGGCAGGCGGGTCATCCGGCGACAGCGGCGAGGGCGGGCACGGCGGCGCGGCCACCGGACTGCACGGCTCGCTCGGCAACGCCGGGGCCGGGCAGGTCGGCAACGCCACCGGCGGCACCCAGACCCAGGGCGGCAACGGCGGCGTGTCCGGAGCGGACGCCAGCCTGTCCGGCGGGAACGCCACCGACACCACCCTCACCCGAGGCGGCAAGGGCGGCGAGTGGCCCAGCCAGAACACCCACGGCGGCGGCGGTGGAGGTGGCGGCTACCACGCCGGTGGCGGCGGGGCGGCTGCACTGATCGGCATCACCCCTGGCGGCGGCGGAGCGGGCGGCTCCAACTACACGGGCGGGCTGTTCACCGGCGTTGCCTCCGACCAGGGCGGCGGCACCACCGGCGACGCCGTCATCGTCGTCTCCTGGGTGTCCCCGGCTCCCGCGAACCAGCCTCCCGGCTCACCGTCGGAGGTGCGGATCGACGG